GAGTTTGAGCACCTTCTCTTGTTGCATAGTGAACGTCGCCAGTTAATACAACTGGAACATTATACTTTGCCGCAGTCTTTATAATCCAATCGTTATATTTCTTTTGGTCTTCTACAAGTTCGTTTAACTGAATTTCAGCATAAAAGTTTTCACCAAACTCATCAACAAATCTTTTAAAATAAGCTTCTGCTTTTTCTTCGTTGCCTGCAAGAACACACTGAGAGAAAATAGAAGCCAAACAAGCAGAACCTACAACTATTCCTTCTTTGTATTGAAACAATTCTTCAAATGTATTTCTTGGTTTATAATAAAAATGTTCTTCATCAATGTTTGATAAATAATTCAAATGACAAAGATTTTTCCAACCAGTTTCATTAGAAGCCAAAAGAATAATATGGTTATAATGAGTTCTTTTTCTTTTCTTACCTTCCATTGTTACCAATTCTTCTACAAGATATCCTTCCATTCCGAGAATTGGTTTTATACCTTTTGAAATTGCATACTGTTGAAATTTAAAAAGTCCAGACATCATTCCGTGATCTGTTAAAGCAAGTGCTTTATGCCCATTATTTACTGCTTGATCTACTAATTCTGTTACTGAAGATACAGCGTCATAAAATGACCCTTCTTTACTATGAACATGTAAATGAACCATCTTTTCACCTCTTTTTTATTATTATAATTCTTTTCTGAAAATTTGTAAATACTAATAATTTGAGACTTCTGCCTTTTGAAAAGAATCATAAAAATTTTTTAAATTCCTTTTTGGAACCGCTGCTTGTATTCTTTTCTGCTTTTTATGATCTCTTTTAAACCTTGGAACAGCATTTGCAACTGTTCTTTTTTTAAATTCTTTTATACCTTCTTTCCATCTTTGATCATCACTTGCATCATTCGTGATTTCTTCGAGAAAACTTTCCATTTCATCTAAACAAGAACAATTAAACTGTTTTTTCCAGCTATTAGCATCTACAAAATAACACTCTGGGACATCAAACTGCTTTTTTCCGCTTTTATCAGAATAATCCCCGACCACTAATAAAAAATCTTGATTTTTATTTAAGTTTCTTTTTAAGTCCCCTAAATCAAGTTCTCCATTCTTTTTTCTTGTTTTTATTTGAATTGGAAAACCATTTTGGGTATAAGCATCCCATTCTCCTGTATAGTTTTCGTCTGGTATGAGATTGTTTAAATTTATATATTCTTCTTGGAATTCAAATCCATGTTTTTGTCTTTCTGACATAAATACTCCTTTATTATTTCGTTTTTGGATATAGACCTTGAGCCAACAGTATTTAAAGCAGAATCATATTTCAAATTCTTTAAAACACTGATTGCGTCATTTTTGTCTTTAACAAAATAATGACTTTCTTTTGAAACATCCAAACCCTCAACTTTTCCAGCATAAAAGCCAACGCGTCTAATTGAATAATCTGCTTCTTCTTTTTTTACAAACTCGAAATCGTTAGTTGTATATTTTTTTGGTTTTTCTCTTTCTTTTTCTAAAAACTCAAAAATATAAAAATTGCATGGAACATCAAAATCTTCCCTTTCATAGAAAAAAGCATTTTTTGGCAATTCGGTAATAGATACACAATGTAAATTTTTATTAAGTTTTTCTATCATGCTTTCCTTACTAAAAGATTTTGGCAAAATAAAAGCAATTGTTTTTGCAAAAGTTGCTGCATGGTTTATAAATCTAATCGCTAAACTTGATTGTCTTCCAAAAGGCGGATTTCCAAAAACTAATATATTGCCTCTTTTTGCACTAAAATTAAAAAAATCTTGTTGTTTTATGTTTTCATTTTCTGGAGCCAAGTCGTAAGCTTCACAATTTGGAACTAACGAAGAAAAAGAGCCATTTCCAGCTGAGGGTTCTATTATTCTATCGTATTTATTTAAATCTAAATGCTCTAAACAAAGCTTAGCAATTTCTGGCTTAGTATAAAATTTTTCTATATCAACTTTTCTTTTCATAGTTAAAGTATACCACAAATAAAAAAGCAGTCAATACTGACTGCTTTTGAATTATTATATTACGGCGTTATTCGTCAAGGAATGGTTTTCGCCATTTTGCTGCTGGTTTTACAGTAAACCAAGTTGGCTTTACAATTTCTATTGTTGCCTCATTGGAACTACCAAAATGTCCTGCTATAGCAGGGCATAAATAAAGATCTATTCCATTTTCCTTAAACTTTTTTAAGACTTCCACAAACTCATCAATAACAGTAGCATCGGCATAAAGCGAATCGCCCTCAACGTGGAAATTTGTAACTGTGCCAACCAAATGTTCGATGTCAGCATCATCTTTAAAACCATCATCTGGCACATTATCAACTAATGGAACAATATAATCTCTATTTTCTTTTTCAAACTCTTTTAAAGTTTTTAAAGGATAGTAATTTCCATTTGCATTTACAACATCAGCTCTTAAAAATTCAACTGTCTTTTTCATTCTAATTCTCCTTTTTGTTTTTATTAAAAACTTTTAAGTCTTCAATTTCTTTTCGATCTTCTTCCATTCGTTTGTGTCTTTCTTTTAATTCTTCATCAGTCAAATGGCAAACTCCGCTATATTTTATTTTAAACTGCTCGATTTTCTATTTTATCTATTGCCTCTCTAAACGAAGGTGATCTTTCATAGAAGTAATCGAACAACTCATCTTCTGGTATAGCTTCTAATTGCTTTAAATAATTATCAAGAATTTGTAAACTTTCTTCTTTAGTCATTTTTTAATCCTTGAATTTAGCAATATCTTCTTTTGTTACTCCAAGATTTACAAGCAACAAATTTAAATAACCCATAACGTCAACCACATCATTAATACGCGGCTGCTTGTCAGGGCAATTCTTAATTCTTGAAAGTTTATCATCAAGTCGCTGATAAATTCCATTAAGGGCTACCGTATCTGGCCCCATAAATCTTGCAAATAAACCAAGTGGCTGAGAACCAATATTACCATACTGAGTATTTTTGTAAATCTGCATATCAGCCATCGCATCGTAAATGTCGCTAATTCTTCTGTTAACTGTTTCTATATTATTTTCCATAGCTAAATTTTATACAAAATCGTTAAAATTGTCAAGGACAAAAACCTTAATTTAATTTTTTTGACATATAATAAGATAATTTTATAACGGAGGTTCAAGTTGGACGATACTCAGAAATTAAATTTGCTCAACGAAGAACTTGACGATGAATCAGCAGCTTTCATCCAGGAATCTTTGAATTCGTGGAAAGAGAAGATGCTTGATACTCTTCAAGAAGAAGTTGAAAAAATAAAAGCTGATAAGCTTGAAGAACTAGAAGCTGCAAATGCTCAATATCGCGAAGAACTTAGAGAAGAATATTCAGACAAGCTCATCGCTGCTGTTGCAGATCTTAAAGAAAGTATTCGTGCCGAAGTAGTTGCTGAGACTTTGAAGAACAATCCAGAATTAAATATTCTTGAACAGATCAAAGGTTTGGTTGCACCACTTCTTAACGAAAACTTTAGAGAAGATGCTTATTCTGACACAATTGCACAGCTTCATGAAGAAAATGAAGCATTGAGAAGAGAGCAGGAACTTATGGAAGGTGCTCAGACACTTTCTGAACTTTTGGCTCCTTACAGCGACAAGACACAGAAATTGGTTCTTTCTTTGATTAAAGAAGGCAACTCAGAAGAGGTAGCAGAACAGTTCTATTCTATTATGGAATCATTGCAGGACGTTTTCGGCGAAGAAGGCGAAGAAGACGATGACGGTAATGATGATGACGAAGAAGACACATCGAAGAAAAAGAAGAAGTCAGACGACGATGACGACGGAAACGGCGATGACGACGATGACGACGATGACGACGATGACGACGATGACGACGATGGCTTAGATGAAAGTTTCATCAATGAAGGTTTTGAGGGAGACGACGATTTCGACGACCCAGCACCTGCTAGAGGAAGCATGAAAGACATCGCTTTAAGACACGCAAAACTTAACTAAGGAGGACTATATAAATGTTAAATAGAAACTTTATTGAAAGAGACGAGTACGAAAAGCAGCTTAATGATAGATGGTCTTGGATCACAGAAGACATCGAAGATGCTGAAGAAAGACTTAACACTCAGTTGGTACTCGAAAGCTCTTACGCTGAAATGGTAGGTAATGGTCTTATCCCAGAAGGATTCCTTGAGACTTATTATCTTACAGAAGATGTATTGGAAGAAGCACCACAAATGTCAGGTTCAGTTGGTGATTACGTTATCCCACAGGTAATGTTCCCAATGATCAGACGTATCTTCCCTGAATTGATTGCTAACAAATTGGTTTCAGTTCAGCCAATCCAGACACCAACTGGTGTTGTTTACTACATCCACTTCGATTACTCTAACACAAAGGGTACAATCAAAGCAGGTGATGAATTCTCTGGAAACCCACAGCAGACAAGCCCAGCTTACGCTACTTGGTATTCTAGCGAAAAAATCGGACCTTTCACAACTACTGCAGCTGCAGGTGAAGACCTCGACTTCGGTGCTCAGGAAGGTATCACAGAATTCTTGGGAACAGATCCTAAAGAATACAAAATCAAGAGATTTGAAGTTTACAACAGAACAACTGGTAAAGCAATTGCTACTATCTATGGCGGTTCTGTACATGATAACGTAGAATTCGACCCAACAACAGGTGCTATCGTTGTTAAGAACGTACCAGCAGCTGCATTCGCTGACGGTGATAACGAATTCGAAGCTTACTTGGTTTATGACCAGGAAGGCACAAAGAAGATTCCAGAGATGGAATTCGGCATCGACCACATGAACGTTACTGTAAAAGAACGTAAAATGAAGGCTCGTTGGACAAAAGAAGCTGAACAGGATATGAAGGCTTACCACAAGATCGACGTTGAGCAGGAACTTATCAAAGTTATCGGTACTCAGCAGAACTACGAAATCGATCGTGAGATCT